CTAGAAGCGAGTATAGATGCAAATGGAGACCGCTGAATTGGGTTAGGAGACCCACCACCATAATCTGGTGTACGAGGCAAGCCTACCATTCCCGGTGGTAGTTGAGGGCCAGTTATATCATGTAGTACTGGTTGTCTCATCGGTGGAATCTGAGGCTCAACTCCGCCACGACCTTTGCCACCAAAGCGAGGCATATAAGGATCACGAGGCATTTGAGGGCCAGTACGTGGGCCACCTTTTCCGCCGCCACGCATTACCATATCCATGCCACGGCGATATTCCGCCTCTTCTGCTTGCTTACGCGCTTGCTCGTCTGCCATAGCCTGTGCCATGTCATTGATCTGACCGCGTTCAGCTACGCTCATCATCTCCATAGAACGTGGGGCAAGACGCTGTGATCCACCAAGAACATCATAGTTCTGTGCCGCGTACTGGAATGCTGGACTCATGTTGGGGTTATACTGATTACGAGCCGCTGCCATGTAGTATGGCACTTGCCCTGCACCTTGTTGGGATTCAAAGATGTTTAGTGCCTCACGGCGCATCTCTGGTGTAACCTGTGGCTGTTGTGGCTGTTGGCTGTTTATGTAGTCTTGGTAGCGTTTAAGGTTTTCAGCATATGTTTCGCCCATATCATCTTCTGCTGCTTCATTTGTAACTGCGCCACCACCGTCATCACTTCTCATATATTTAGTATTTACACTACCATCCGCATTTAACATGCCTATACGCTGACCATAATTTACAGAACCTGATACATCGGCATTTTTTACGCCAGCGGCAGCGTCACCACCTTTTGCGCTCATCTGCTTTATATATCTATCAGCGGCAGCGGCACCTTGGGTGCGAGCGATTGTATTCGCTGTTCGTCTATAGTAATCGGCATCACGTTTTGTCAGACCAACGCCCATGCCAATGTCACGCATGATATTCTTAGGAGCATTTTTTAGAGCATTGCCAATAGACTTAATCCCACCACTACTATTATCATTACTTTTACTGCCGCCAGTACTGCTATACGTTTTTGTTTTAGAGTCAAAGACCTGACCTTTTTCAGCGTCACGTTGTTTGGCAAGGTCGTTTACTTCTTTAGTCCATTTTCCGCCGCTATCTTTTAAAGCCTTGTTTAATTTTTGTTGGGTCGTTGCCATTACAAAGTACTCCCGCCTGCTGCCTTCGGCCCTGTTGCAAAGACCGTAACGCTTTTACTTTCTTCCTTTGTTTCCTTCTTCAAAGGTATAACTTTTTTCTCAGTCATATTACTATCCTCAGTTCGCCAGTGGCAGTTTTATATACGTCATTTACCGACAAGCCACCAGCTATAGCGGCAGAGTTATCTTCATGTGTTGGCAAGTTTAACAGATTTAACGTATTAAATACAGCCGTTCCGGGGTTTTGTGCTTGAGCAAGGTATACAGAGAAAGCTCGCACCACTTCTGCCATGTACCGCTGATCGTATACCTGCGGTGCAATCGGGAAGTACGGGACTGGTGCTTCTCTAGTTGCCATTACCTACGCCCATCCTGTCTTACATCCATACGAGGCGAACCAAGTCGCCAAGTCATACCTGTTTCACTGGACTCAACACGCAGTGCCATAGACCGACCACGCAACCGCACATATGCTTGGTTTGTAAACTGCTCTACTGGGACTGTAGCTGTTTTCGTTACAGCACTATCATCTTCTTGCAAGTAATTGCCACCGGGGAAGTTCCGCGCTTTCATCGTAAACGTAACAGACGGAGACCCTTCAGTTGAGTTTCTAAACGTAACATCTGGAATGATGCGGCTTACAAATGAAAAGTTGTTGCCATCGCCAAGATCAAACTGACTTGACTCAATGTACGCAGAAATTCCAGTTGCAGGGTTCTGACTGCCGTCATCGAAGCCGTTCTCATGTGAGTACAAGTACCCATCTATCCCTGCTGCAATTGGGTTCTCTTGAACACCACGGTCAATCCATGCACCACGAGCCAACGTGCCGTAATACCAGATATTCTGTTGGTAGTTATAGACAACGTAGCGATCTATTGTATCGCTGTTCGCAGATGGGTAGTACCACCAAACTTCAGAGAATGCTGTGTTAGACGCAGCAAACACTTTTTCGATTTGGTTAAAGTTAAAATCGCTAAAGACGTAGTCTCTGACAGTACACGGTAACTTCTGTACTGCACCGCCATAAATATAGAACTCGTTTTTGCCCATCCAAAAGATATTGTCTTCAATACCTATAGCAGCGTTCGGGCTTGCTATTGTCACATTCTCTGAGATCATGTTGATCCCAAATGTAAATGGTGGCCCAAGATACTGCATGGCGTGGATGGATACATCCGTGAACACCAAGATTTGCTGGCGTGTCTCAACTGCCGTAACAATCCGTGACCCTGAACCGACAAGCAAGTCACCTGCTGTATTGGTAGTGGTTGGTCGCCAATCTAGTGCGTTCTCTTGATCTGAGAAACGTATTAACAACGGGTCTTGCGTTGTGCTGCTTAGAGGATTTGCGCCGAAAGCGATAACATGACGGTCAACATCAGATACAATAATTTTATTTGCGACAACTGGAGCATCGATTGACCCTGTCAGTTCGCTGAGTTCCACTGCACGAGTTGTGAGAGGAGAACCTACTGAAGCATCCCAGTAATAAATCCCGCCAGTAAACGTATTAATAATTAAATCTTCACCAAAGTTATCGTGAGTCCACAAACGAAGTGTATCTGTCAAAGCGTCAATAGATGCAGCGGAACCCCATGCACCACGAGACCAAGTACCCGCACCCCAACCGTTACCAAATATGGATGTGTCTAGACCCACGTTGATTTGATAGGCACCTATTACAAAGTTGCCACCATTACCTGTGTCAGACGCATTTGCAGTTACAGGCGTAGGAGTATATTCTCCATCAACAGTAATATCCGATAAAGAAGCTACCTCACGAGCAACGATCTTGTACGTGTCACTTGTTGTCGTGGTGTCTATAACAACTTGGTATTCTTGATTGAGAATGTCAGCGGTTATATTGCCACCCAAAGATTCTACCTCAGTAAAGGTAACAAAGTCTCCATTTACAGCCCCATGACTTGCATGGTTAACCACGATTGTAGACGAACCGTCTGTTGCCGTGAATGTAATAACAGGGACACTTTCTGTAACACCGACTGTAGCTGGTGCAGTTACACCTGCTGTGGCCTCAACCCCTTCTAGAGTGACAGAAGCATCAATGTTGCCACCGACTGTTACAGAACCTACGCCGCCAGTTGCAGACAAGCTGTCACTTACAGGAACCAAGGCTACTACATCTGCACCGTCTGTATTGACAACTGCTTGCCCTACTTGGCCTGTTGCCGCATCGTTTGTAACCTGACCAATATCTACATTAACAGTGGCAGTTCCACCGACTGATGCTGTCGCATAAACTCCGCTTGGAGTAACAGTCATATTAGAGTTTGGCGGAACCGTTGCACGAATAGGGGTAATATCGTAATACCCCTGTCCGCTTTCTATGTAATATTTTTCACTTGTGCCTAAGCCTAAGTAGTTGTCTAGGCCAATCGTTCTCCAAGAGTGCAGCGCACGGCATGACCCAAGAAACGAGTTGCTTCCTACCTTTGTCCAACCACCTATTTTTTCTGGATAACCCATGCGAAAACGCACTTTATCCATGTCGTACCAACCACCTTCATTACTATATGAGGTAGATTCTTTGTTAATCCCCGGTTGGAACTGTAGCTTCTGAAGCGGCATCGGAATTATCCTCTAGTTGAGGGGTGTTCGTCAAAGACGTTGGATCAAAGATATCAAATCCACGGTTGTTTGCAAAGGCCGCAGGGCAATGCGCCCATTTCTCTGCACACGCCTCTAGCCACTGTACGGTGTGGTGGTGTTCTGGGGCTTTGCCTTCTTTGATTATTTCATTCTCCCACTGCAAGTAAGAATACACTTCTGCTTGTGCCTGCGCTGCGTTGATCCCCAAATCAAACACATAGATCAAGTTGCCTTCATCAATCATACCATTGCGAGAACGAGCCGCGTTTAGTGCCTGCTTCATGCAGGTCATGATGTGGTATTTGACTTCCTCAAGCTCATAGTCTTCTTCGGTAAGCTCTTCCTTACCGATCTTTTTCATTAGGTTTTCGTATTGGTTGGTGAAGAAGTTTAACTTACGGACGGCTCCTTCGACATAACCACGAGAGGACGCGGCCTTCGCCTGCTTTTCGTTGATCTTAACCTCAAGCATCTCACGCTCAAGATCATCTGTTTCTTCCTCTAGCTGACGCTCTAGCTTCTTCAGCTTTACTTCTTCCTTCTTCATACGGAAATAGCTTTCCTGAAGAGCTTCTTTTGTACGCTCGATCTCTGCAAGGCTATGCTTGATCGAACGTATCGGGGTAATCGCCGTAACGTCCAGTGTCACCATCATCATCTGAGAATGAGACTTGTAGAAGTTGCTGGAAGCCTGTGCGATTGCAGGTGCTTTTTCCTGTATGTTTGCCAACATAGACTTATATTCAGGCTTCGACTGTGGAAGCTGAATGTTAATGTCTGGCGTTGTTAACGCGATTTCCTTTTGTGTATCTTTTGGCAATTTCATTCTCCCTATTGTAAACCACCATGTGCATTAGAGCATCCGCTTGGGCCTTCATTAGCTGCAAGTAGGTCTCCAAAATCTGTCGCATTACCTGTAGTCGCAATCGTGACATAATCTATCACATTAGTAGAAGAGTCCCCACCACCACGAACACCTCTTGTATTAGAAGAAAGAGCGGCTTCGTTTAATCGCTTGCTTTCAGTTAAGTCACCAAAGTCCGTAGCGTTACCAGTCGATGCGATTGTGACGTAACTTATAATGTTTAATTGCGAACCGCCACCAACATCAAAGCTGTATCCCCCCATCATCAAACCTCTAGTGTCAGAGGAACATGAGGCTCCATAAACTGTTGTAACGGTTAAATTACCAAAGTCTGTTGCGCTACCCGTAGTAGCAATAGTGACATAGTCTATGACATTTGATTGCCATCGACCAAAGTTTACTGAACGCGTTGGAGAGGCAGAAGATGCTGTGCCGTATCTATCTGTTCCACCCGGAGACAAAGAACCAAAAGTTGCAGTGTTGCCCGTGCTTGCAATAGTTAAATACTGTATAAGTTCACCTTGGTTATAACCTAAACCACCGTTCATTAAACCTCGTGTTTGGTTTGAAGAACCACCACCAAGATATGTTTGTGTTGTCATGTCGCCAAAATCAGTAGCATCACCTTCTGTAGCAACCGTGACGTAACTTATTGTATTATCACTCTGACCCTTTGCAAAAACTGCTCTTGTGTCAGAAGCCATACTATAAAGATAACGCGCCGTTACTGTTAGATTACCAAAGTCTGTAGCATTGCCTGTCGTTGGGATAACTATCTTTTGTATTGTATCGACAGTGCCGCCCGATGTTTGCCCCCCGCTAAACAAACCAAACTCCGCAGAGTTACCAGCAGTGGGCCATAATCCTTCTTTGCCAAAGGCTAAGGCTTCTGCAAGTGACCATACACCGGGGGCAGCACTATTTTCGTATGGGCCAGCAGGATCAGTCGGAGTATCGGTAATAATGTTTCCTTGGTAACGCTTAGTCATACTTGTAATCCCCCATGCGCTCCTGAAAGCCCTGCTAACCTATATCTATCAAACGCTGTTAATGTAAGATCACCAAAGTCTACTGAGTTGCCTGTAGTACCTATAGTCACATACTCAATGTAGTTTCTGTATTCAGAATCTCGCCCACCAGCAGCCAAGGCACGAGTTTCGTTCGCTGTTGCACCAACAGACTGTCTTGCGCTAGATAAGTCACCAAAGTCCGTAGCGTTACCAGTCGATGCAATAGTGATATAATCAATTATGTTATAGGTTTCTCCGCCAAAAAACAGGCCACGGGTAGCGTTAGACGCACCAGCAAAGTTTCCTCTTGATTGTGTCAGGTCACCAAAATCTGTACCGTTTCCTAAAGTGTCTATAGTGAAATACTCTATGACATTAGAAGCACTGTCTCCGCCTGCAAAAATAGCTCTAGTTGGAGAGGAACATCCTGCTCTACCTCTGTTTTGCGAAGATGTTAATATACTCGTCCCAAATGTCGCAGAGTTTCCTGTGGTTGCAATCGTCACGTACTGATAGCTTGTTGACTGCCCACCACCCAAAATAGCTCTAGTTTCGTTACTTGCCCCAGTACAGTTTGTTTTTGCTCCTGACGACATGTCTCCAAAATCAGTAGCGTTTCCCGCAGAAGCAATGGTTATGTAGTCTATAACATTAGTATTTCCTGAAGAAGCCTCACCCCAAGCAAATAACCCCCTCGTTATAGATGAGGCAGCAGCAAGTTGTCGCCGACCTACAGTCAGATCACCAAAGTCAGTAGCATTGCCCAAGGTGGTAATTTCAACGTAGTCTATTGTGGTTTGATTAGCTCCACTATCGCCCATCCCGCCACCAAAAACACCACGGTTATTAAGTGGGACAAACACAGGCCACCCATCTCTGTTCTGATACTGCGTGGAGATATTCCATACACCTTGATAATTGGGCATTATGAAATCCCTCCGTGTGCATTACCTGAAGCTGCAAGTTCAGTTGAGTTAGATACAAGATCGCCAAAATCAATTGAGTTGCCTGTCGTTGGTATTGTAACGGACTGTATAACATTTGTTTGAGATGCAGCATCGTTGTTGTAGCCACCAGCGATCAAACCAATGTTGCCCCCAGCCATGCCGCCCGGACGAGCGCGGGCTTTAACATAGAGATCACCAAAATCAGTAGAGTTGCCTGTCGATGCAATAGTGATGTATTCCATAACATTACCAGCACCACCATCACCACAGTTTACCACACCACGAGTTGAGTTTGAGAACCCACACCCAAAATCTTGGTCTGTTGATAACGACCCAAAAAACAACGCATTACCTGTAGAGGCAATCGTTATGTACTGCATCCGCGTTCTATTGCTATTATCACCCATCAATACGCCGCGAGTAGTAGACGCACATTCAGCAAACTGAGAACAAGATGCAAGCAAGTTACCAAATGTGGCTGCGTTACCTGCTGAAGCCATTGTCACATACTGTATTCGATTTCTCTGGGTGCCTGTCTGGTTACCACCAGCAATGATGCCTCGTGTGGAGTTTGATAGCCCAGCAGCATATGTCAAAGAACTATATTGACCGTCCCCAAAGTCTGTTGAGTTACCACCCGAAGCAAACAATACAAATTCAATAACGTTGGTCAGGAAACCTTGTGCTTGGAAACCACGCGTAGTGCTACCAAATCCACAAGCATTAGTCTTACCACCATAAACCATGTCCCCAAAGTCTGTTGAGTTTCCTGCGGAAAGGGCGTTAACCCTCTGTACCATAGAGCCGGAGTTACTACCACCTGAGAAGAAAACCCATGCAGGCTCTAGCGGTGTAACAGCATCACTAGCATCACTAGGCGCAGACCAGCCAGAGCTGTTGATCGCCCATACACGGAACGTGTAGCTTGTGTCGTTGGTTAGGCCATAGACCGTGACAGGGGAAGATGTAGGGTATCTATATACACCAGTTGTATATTGATACACTCTTTGCTGACTAACTTGCCCTGTTATATACATTTTAGAGCCTTCGAGCGCAAAAACTATATCTTTAGGCCCACCGTTTTCCGACGAAACGCTAAAAGAAGTGCTAGAATACGATCCTGTGCTTACATCATAAGGACTACTTAAATCGTACTGATGCACCTCGTCATTTTGAAAGCCAACAATAAATACCTCTGTTCCATCAGAATTAAAAGCAAGACCTTGAAGTTGATTTTCCTGAGAAGAAACGCTCAAACTTTTACTGGCATAAGAGGCCGTATTTATATTGTATTCGGAAGACAAAGTGTATTGATAAATTGTGTCATTTGTATTTCCAGCGACATACATAGCTGTACCGTCATTATTAAACACAATACCTTGTGGGCTAGTATCTTGCGAAGAAACACTGAAAGACACGCTGTCGTAAGACATTGTGTTAACATCAAAAGGAGTAGATAAGCTGTATTGATAAATAGTAGCGTTAGCTGCACCAACTATGTAAACCTTTGAACCATCTGGCTTAAAAACAAATCCAGAGGGGTTTCCGTCTTGTGATCCAACATCAAAGCTAACGCTGTCGTAGCTTCCTGTACTTACATCATAAGCTGTGGACAAGGAGTATTGAAACAAATCATTGGTACTGTCATCCAACACATATATTTTTGTCCCATCGGAATTAAAATGCGCCGCAACAGGAGCAGGAGCCTGACTGGACGCATCCAACGACTTGCTGTCATAACTTGCAATAGATAAGTCATAAGATGGTGCAGCAGTCCCATCACCATTACTGGACTGGACACTATATCCCGTAATGGCAGATGACCCAGTATTGCTTGGCGCGGTAAAACTTACCGTTGCTGACGCGTCACCAGCAGTTGCGCTTACACCTGTCGCTTGATCTGGAGCGTTAAGGCCGTCTTGACCTAGAAAACCGCCTTTGCCTTTAGCCATTTTTTATCCCCTTACGAGATTTCTTCGTAGCTCACCAAAACCTCAAGGTCACTTGCTGTGCCTGCTGTTGCAGTTATGGATGTATTCTCTTCCAAGTATAGAGCAGTGTTCTTATCCAAAACAACAAGCGATGCATCCGCTGGTACAGATATTGTACTTGCAAGAGAGTAAGCTGTGCCGCCACCTGACGCCGCGCTGTGTACATCGACTGTAACATCACATGCGTTAGTGCCATCCACGTTTGCAACTTGGATCATGTTAATTTTAAACACTTGGTTACTCGAAGCAGCATTGCTAACGAGGGTTGTTTGTGAGGTGGTTGTAAGAGCCACCTTTGCTGTCTTACCTGTGATGGTAGAGACATTTACAATATTCGGTGCAGCCATAGTTTAATCTCCTTTAAGCTCCGAAAACAATTGACATTGCGACGGTAAAACCCCTGTCTGAAGACGTTGTAAAACTTATTGCTCCAGCACCATCTGTAGTAAGTACCTGTCCATTTGTACCATCACTTGTCGGTAAAGTAAAAGTGTTTACAAAAGACTGTAGGTTTGCATCGTAGGCTAAGACGGTTGATCCAATGTCTGAATCTTCCAAATAGTTCAATAGAACTTCTTTTACAGCAGCAGAAGCACCGCCCCCATCGCAATAAATGATAGAGCTTGCGCCGTCAGCCACAGTTACATTGTCGCCAGACCCTTGGTCAAAGATAACGCTTTGCCCTGAGTTGTTTACAACAAAGTATAACTTCTGCGCATCATTAGGCAGAACTGTGATGGTATGTGTGCCACTTGGTGTGCCACCAAGAACAAGAACTTTATACTGACCATCAGACAATGCGCCGTCTGATGTTTGAAGATTTGAGCTTGTACCTGAAAGAGTGATTGTACCCACACCGTTTGTGATGCGGTCAATGATATCAAAGTTTGTGTTGGTGGTATCGCCCCAAGACCCAGACTGTTCGCCTGTTGCGATCTTCTCTATGCCACCGTTTGTTGTATATGTACTTGGCATTCATACCACCTTTACGCTGCGATCTCTGTCCATACTGTCCCCGGATCAGGAACTATTCTACCCCAAACTATTGGCGATGTCACCTCGCCAGTGCCTGCTATCCCTGTTGGGTACACATTAGCACCGCCTGTAACTGTTGGGTTTTCATTTGTTACCTCACCAGTAGCTTCAAGTCCCGTCACATCAACAGTTATACCTGTGCCGCCAGTAACGGTTACATCACCAACAGCATGGGTAGCTTCAAGACCAGTAACTGACACAAACGCCCCACCAGTGCCTTCGGCATCACCCACTTCACCAGTGCCAGCTATACCTGTCGGTGATACTAATGCACCACCTGTAATTGTAACTGCTTCTACAGAACCACTATTTACAAAGTCGGTTGAACCATTAGTGCCATCGAAATGTAATAAAACAGGGCTGTTCGCACTGCTTGTATATTCACTCGTTTCTGGCGTGAAGTCAGAGCCATCATAACGATCAACTGTAGATACACGAAGCTCGTCAATATAACCTTCCCAGTTATTAGAACCGTTAAAGTCAGAGCCAATGTGTATGTCTGCTGCGGTAGCCGTTACGCCAAAGAGAGTGCTGTCTTGTTTTACTCCGTCTATAAAAACAGAATAAGTGTTTCCAAATGGATCACCTCTTGTGACCGCTATGTGAACCCAAGTATCAACAGAGAACACAGCATTAATGTTGAATAAAGTAGCGTTGCCACGAAGAACCAGTAAGTTATCCGAAGACTGACGAAGGGCTATTGTATCATTGGACGTTGAATCCCTACTGTCAAAGAAGATGCCGTCCTGAGTTCCACTTGTCGGACGTACCCACATGTCAACAGTAAACGGATCGCCACCAAAGTTATACGTCCCATCGGACACAACCGAATCGCCAGTGCCATCAAGCAGCAGACTCGATCCACCAAACTTAGATTGCGCTGTAGATATTTGCGCATTGCCGACACCAGAAAAAATAATTTCTGGCCCAACAAGGGCATTTGCTGAAACACCCGTTGGACTTACAACTGCGCCGCCTATGACACTTGCAATACTTCCAACTTGTCCTGTTGCTTCAAGACCAGTAGCTGAAATGTTTGCACCTGCTTCCGCCGTTGCCCCACCCGTGGCGGTTGTTGCTTCAAGGCCAGTAACAGGAACAAACTTTACGTTCTTGGCAGTAACTTGTCCTACATCAGTTGTGGCCTCTAACCCCGTTACACTGACAGATACATCAACGACATTATCGTCACTGAAACTTGTCTGTGAGTATGAGGTGAAGCCAAACATTTACCTATCCAAACACGATTGCCATTGCGATTGCTTTACCTGTGGAAGCGAACCCCGCAGTTGCATTATCTACATACGTTTTGTTTGCTGCGTCAGTTCCAGAACTAACGGTATCAATTCCCTGAATACGACCTGTGCCGCCAAGAACCAAATCTCCGCCATTAAGGGTAAGATCACTAAAGGTAGGCGAATTACTTGTCCCTAAGTTCTGGTTGATCGTGTATTGGCTAATATTTGTGGCGTTACCACTTAAAGTAGCTGTAATTGTCCCCGCACTGAAGTTACCTGACGCATCACGAAACACGATAGTGCTTCCAGTATTTGCGTTTGTCGCGTTGGATGTAACAGTAAACGTACCGCCTTCGCTATTCACGCTTCCGCTAATACCATTACCTGATGTGGCACCTTGTTGAACGTAGTTTCCTGTTGTGTCAGTACCTAGAGCAACAGAGTTAGCAGCAATAGTGGCGGCAATACTCACATTGCCAGAACCGTTAAACGATGTAGAAGTACCAGTCACATCTCCTGTAAGACTTATTGTACGCCCCGTTTCAAGCTGCGTAGCTGTGGTCGCATTTCCGCTTAACGCCGCTGTAATCGTTCCAGCAGAGAAGTTGCCGCTTGCATCGCGGAACACTATCGTACTTGCTGTGTTGGCGTTGGTCGCGTTCGAGGTAACAGTAAATGTTGCGCCTTCGGCACTTGCAGAACCAGACAGACCGTTCCCGCTTACTGCGCCCGTGGCAACATAGTTACCTGATGTGTCTGTGCCAAGAACTACATCGTTGTTGTAGGTTGTCGCTATGCTGACGTTTCCAGAGCCATCTACACCTGTGGCAGTACCCGTGACATCGCCTGTCAAACTAAACGTGCGGCCTGTAGCCCAAGCTGTAGCTGTATCGGCGTTACCTGTTAGATCACCCGTAACGTCACCAGTCACGTTACCTGAAAGATTTGCGTTTACTGTGGCAAATGTAACTGTATCGCCAGTGCCTACTGGCTGACCAATTGCAATGTCATTAGCGTTGACTGTAACACCTGTACCTGCACCCGCTGCAAAGGTTGTGCCTGTAAGGGTAAGGCCACCACCCGCAGAATAAATCTGCGTGGCAGAAATCTGTGAGAACGTAATATCTGTTGTGCCAAAGGTGATTGTACCTTCGGTTGTCATTACATAAGTTTCACCAGCACCTGCGGCACCTTCTTGGACAAAGAATGCATCCCCTTGACCAAGAGCATCAGGGTCTGATGGGCCATAGCTGTCGGCATCTGTCGCACGAGTAAGCACCCAGTTGGTACTTACAGAACCTACATTGGTAACTGTGTATACGCCGTTATGTGCTGCGTTTGTTTGTTCGTAGATAAGAACACGATCATTTAAGACCATTGTGACGCCATCAATAACGAGAGCAGCCTGAGTTCCTGCGTTAGTAAGCGTAGCACCTACACCGCTTGTACCGTTATCATAAGTGGCGTTGAGGTTGCCTTCTTTTTCTACTCGAACAGGATCGTGGTAGTGCAAACCTGCCGCTGCAATCGTATCTACATACTGCTTCGTTGCAGCTTGTAAATTAGATGTTGGGTCTTGGTTAAGAACCAAATCACCTGAACCATCAAAATATGCCGCCTTTGTGGCAGGCTGTGTAATAAACACTTCCGCAGAACCAGCAGTTAGGTTTACCGCTGATCCTGAGTTTGAACTGGCTAAGACTGTTGTTCTGGCAAGTGTTGTACCTGATGCGGTAAACGTACCCAGACCGACTTCCCACTCACCTGTGCTACTTTCGAAAATAGCATAGTATGTCGTGTCTCCATCGGACAGTGCAGACGAGAAGGATTGAAACCCTGTCAAAGCTCCCGCTAAAGTTAGAGTCCCAGTACCCGTCGTCGCGGTGGTTTCTTTCACACGATCTTTTACAACAAGAGCCATCGCAACAATCTCCTAGCTACCTACGGTTTAGGCGATACGAATGATCGCGTTTGAAGCATCCGCTGTTGGGAACGCAATCTGGAAGTCACCAGCCGTAGAAGTTTTATCAGAACCAAAGTCAAGAACAACAACAGTGTTTGTTGTACCCGTACCTGCACCTTCAGTTGTGTTGTAGATCAACGCACCACGCGCAGTGATTGTCGCTGAAGTAAAGGTCAGGTCATCAAAGTCAGTAAACGCTGTTGTACCTGATGAGCTTGGGTTCACGTTTGTTAGTGCGCCACCACCAGCAGCGTAGGAACCTGAATCACCAACTTCGTTAGTCGCTGTGTAATCGGTTGTTGCCGCTGTGAAAGACGCGCTGTTGTCGTACAACGCTAGTTTAAAGGTGTCGCCACCTGACGCTAAAAAGTTATGTCCACCTTCAAGAAGCTCTTGCTTGAAAGAAGTACACATATAGTTTCCAGTAAAGGCCATGTTATAGTCTCCTTATGAGTTCAGCCAGTTCGGGATGTCCCGCATCATTAAGTGCATTATACACAGTTGTGCGGTCACTGCGAATAGCTTGTCGCATATAATATGCAATCAGCTTTTCAATGTGCTTTGAGAAAGCACGGGCTTGGTCTCTAACACCCGGATGGGCATTATCGGAGACCGATATGATCTTTTGGACGCACTGTTCCGCAAGCTCATCTGGGGTAAACCCACGACCCTCAGTGGTTCTGATGTCCACTAAGTTCTCATGCTGAGGTACGTCTAGGTTTATCTTAAACATCTACATCTCCACTCGTGGCTGACCGTCACGATAGTCGTCACGCTTTAGTCGGCCTTCACCAAGAACCATTAAACGCTGCATGGCTTCTGTATACCGCTGTTGATACATGCCAAGAACATCAGGCTCGCCCTTCATAAAGATATACGCTTCAACCAATGATCCGTATAGCAACGCCTCTTCTGCATTATCGCCAAGCCAAGAAGTGCTTGATGTAACAATAGAGGGCGGATCGAAGTAATAGTGCAATTGAACTTCATACGCAGCGTCTGGAGTAGGGCCAAGGATAAAGTGGCCCGGAGATGACGTTGACTGCACATCACCATCAAACTCTGCGTAATACTTTGGAAGGCCAGTCGTTGTTTTGTTCGGATATGCTTCACGAACGAAGTTAACATCTTTTGGCATAAGGAACGTATAATCACCGTCACCATCAATCACAGCAATAGAAAATGGTGCCAAGAAGTCGGATGGCCTTGCAAGAAACCTATTACTAGCTGTCATGTTGGCAGTGACGTTCTTCCGCAACTCTGGGATTAGCACAGTGCGGTGTATCTTTTCTTCCGTCTGTTCAACAAACGTAGGAATCTGAGAAACGAATGTAGTCTCGTTGTTCTCAGTGTAGTCCTTGATCGCCTGTACTAACTCAGAATAGTTCATTTGAACTTATCCATCTCTCATAAAGTTACCGCCACGAGTTGCTGCGCCCATACCACGGCACTTGCCCCCGTATCTCATCTTCTTCATTTTGCCGCCATATTTTTTCTTTTGGACTCCCATCAACATATCAGCAAGTCCTTTAGCTTTCTTCTTCTTTTCTTGCATTGCCTTAGAATTTGGCAGATTATCTGAGTCCATTTTATTGCTAATCTTGGCATCAGCACTTCTTTGCCTACGAGATGCTTTTCCACCATCTTCCATAGCGACTGGTTTCTTATTGTACATGCTAGTCTCCTTCCGTTGTGATGACGGTAACTCTTCCTACAGAGCCTACCATATATTGTGCTGGATTCCCAACAGGATTCCAACCGAACAACTCTCTACTTGCGTCCTGTGACGTATCAGGTCTTGGATTTAACAACGACTGTGGGTCATTGATCTTAACACGCCCCAAGAAGTTCTGTGGTTGATCTGGGTCTACAACATCTCTGCCAATCAAAAAACCAGTCTTATGCCCGTTCTGAAACTCAGGCACGAGGTCTTTCAAAGGATAGCGAAAGCCAGTCCTATCACAGAAACCATAAGCGTATTTGCCTCTTGCGTAACTCATCCACCACCCATCACAAACGTATCATATGGAACAAACTTGATTGATGCTGTCTCTTCATCCTCACCAGACGCAAGCTGGAACTGGAACTCGTATTCTTGCTTCAGTGCCTGTGCGCGACCTGCGGCTTCTGGTTTCTTCATAGACAGATAGTATGCCATGCCGGAGACTAGAGCCGGAACGAAACGAGGAGGAACAGTAGATACATCACCACCAATGCCAGAAGACAATCCATCGATACCCTTCAATCTGTAGTAAAACAAAGTGTATGTAGTTGTTGCATCAGGCACAGGCCACAGAGTTACTGTGACTTCCGTTGGGAGCCTTTGGATGAAGATTTGGGTCGGCCTACCTTGCGTGTTTTTGTTTGTTTGCTGCGCGTAGGTTGAGACACTGATCCTTTCGAGGGCGGTGTCGGTTTGACTTGTACCTGTACCTGTTCGGACTTGGTGTTCGATGAG